TTATCTGAATCATCATCTTCCTTTTGAAAGGAAGACATAGGAATTATATCACTATCAGTTGCTTTAGCAAATGCTTTCAGAACAGCAGAGAATGCCTCTTCATTCTTACCTTCTATCGTAATCGTACTCATATCTGAACGCAGGTCTCCAGGAACTATTTATTCCTGACTCCAATCTTTATAAGGTGGTTCCTCTTCATCTACAGTATGTTTAAAATGCTCCGTATCAAAATAAGATGGTGGTAATTCATCTACTTCACCATGAATATCATATGGACCTTTCAGTCTCTTCTTGTATTCTCTTTCATCCAATACTTCATTAATAAGTATCTTCATCTCCTTTACATACTCAGGAGTAAATAACCTACGAGGTCTAACCACCATAGGTTTATGTTGCTGCTTCTTATACGCAGAAGATGCTTTCCACTTAGCAAGGTCTTCTGGAGTCATAGGACCACCCATTCCTTGAGTGTCTATGTAACTGCCTGGTGTAAGTTTATTTGGATCACTCATGAAAATCGTTTATGGTATATAGACTGCGAAGTTCAACCCCCGCATCATAAAAAGTAAATGGATCATGCTCTTTTCTATCTACAATAGCAACAATACGATTAACTTCATATCCAGCATCACGTAATTTTCTTACTGCTTTTAAAGATGAATTACCACTACTAACTACATCTTCTAATACAGTAACAGGTTGCCCTTGTAATGGTAATGGACCTTCAATCCAAGCACCAGTACCATGCCCTTTAGGTTCTTTACGAACTATCAAAGCATTTAAAATACGCTCTTGTAGATTCCATGCTGCAAGAGAAACACCACATACTAAAGGATCTGCACCAAGAGTTAGTCCTCCTACAGAAGCAGCATCTTCTTCAATATGACACAGCATTAATTGTGAAACTAATGAAAGACCTTCTCCACTTAAAATTACTGGTTTACAATTAAGATAATGTCCACTAGTCTTACCAGAAGATAATTTAAACTCACCCTTACGATAAGCTTTCTCCTGTAATATTTTCAATAATTGATCTCTCATAATACCATACCATGTTTTTCTCTAAGGATCTTTTTATATGGTCCATCAGGATTAGCATCTCGTACTTCCTTAACCAATTTAATCTTCTCATATAATGGAGCAACCAAAGGTTCTCCTGAATTCTTACGTGACTTCCATAGTTGTGTCACAATAATTTCTAATTCCTTATCATCAATTGGGAGATCCATCATTCGTAATTGTAAAGGCAGTTGTTAATCTAGGTTTGTTAGATTTATTCTCAGGAACATAATGTTCCCATGAATCAGGGAAAATTACAATATCACCACACTCTATCTCTGGAAGTTTAATAGATGTATCTGTAAATTGTAATGTAGAATGACACTCAGGATCGAAGATTAGATAATGTACTGCGGTAAGTCCATTATTACCTTCATGAATATGAGGTTCCTGAAACTGTTGTTCTTTGTAATAGTTATACCAGATATCACTAAGGTGAAATTTACTAATGTTATGTAACTTAGTTACTTCATTAGACAACTTCATATACTCAGTCTTTAAAAAATTAAAATCAACTGGTTCAACATCACGATCATAGTCATGAGTAACATGACAATTACAATTCCATTGATTACGAGTAGGAAATAAAGAATAATTTCTCTCTATTATATCAATATTATTATCAACAAATTCCTTTGTCCAAGGTATGTTACATTTATATTGATTCATTTAATAAAAGATACTAGAGTCAATCTAGAATCAACGAGAGATGATCCAAAAAATTTCTGTGCTCTATGGAATAAATGAGAACTAAAAATAAGCATCCTGTTAAATTTATTATTAACTTTAACTATAGGATTTATCTTTTCTGCAGATAACTTTCTCATCCTATCATACTCTTTCTGATTAATACCTTCTTTAATAAAAGATTGTTTTATCGGGATAAACTCATCCCAATACTCTTGACTCATAGGATCATCCATCTCATCACACACTTCTGTTCCTGAATTATCAGGAGGATTTGGTGTTAAGTATATAATACAAGTATACTTGTCAGGAGAATCTATATGAAAAGACCCCTCACCATATCTCTCTGGAATATACTGAAAGGTCGAACGTGTTATTTGTAAAGATGCATCTCCAGTTAAACTCCAAATCCTATGAGTAAGATATGTGGAAGCTAATACAGATGCATCTGTTCTATAACCTGGCCATATTAATCTATCACCAACAGATGACTCATAGTTTTGTGCTAGAGCAATCTTTCTAATTAAATTAGGATCTTCAAAAAAATTATCTTGGATGGTCAATTCCATCTTCAATCTTTTCTAGTATAGGAACTACATGTATTAGGTTATCTATATTAGACATCATATCTGCAATATGTTTTGAGATATATGGTTTCTCAGATCGTGCTGAGAATGCTAATGCATTACGTAGATTCTCTTGTGCTTCTAAAAGAGATTCTTCAACTTGTTTTGATAATGACATATTTAATGGGGGTTATATTTTTGAATAATAGAATAAACTATCACGAGAGTAATAAGGCCAATACAAATGATTGGTAATATAAGATTCATTAACGATCTCCTTCTGCACGGTTTTCCGATTTATGGATATCAAATGTTCCACCTGGATATCTTTTCTCCAGTTTTTTAACATTTGTTTCTATTACTTCCTCGAATGATATACCAAGTGCCATACATGCTTGTGCTACATACCACATAGTATCACCCAACTCAATAATAAGATGCTCTCTGTTGTCGTCGTTCCAAGGTTTACCCTGAAAGACCATCTTCTTAACGATCTCAAGAAACTCCCCAGACTCAGCAGCAAGCCCAACGCCAGCAGTGGTAAGACGTTCAATATTGGCACCTTCTCTGTCAAGTTCAACCATACGGTCAGCAAGATAGACAAAATCTTTAGAAGCATCGGAAGTTACAGCATCTACGAATTCTTCATACCGTTTAAAATCAATCATACTTTAGTTCTGCGAATGTTTTTTTGCCTGATACTTTTTTAACGATCTCAACTTCAGTTCCAGAATCAACTAGATCTGTTTGAGCATCCTCTATATCATACAACCTCATCTTCGATCTGTCAATACCTACACAAAATTTTCTATTAACTGTAGGATCATTATATCTATTTTTTAATTGCTTAACAAGTATCTGATTCATCTCTTCCAACTCCTCAGTAGATATGAGAGCGAACATAAGGTCAGCAGTAGCAGGGAGTCCGAAAGATTCAGATGTGTCGGTAAGGTCAACATCGCTAGAACCGAAACCAGCACGAGTAGTTTGAGTAGCACTAACAATCGGGACGTTTGCTTCGACAGCCAATCCCCGAAGTTCCTCAGCAATCGCTTTAACATAAGTGTAAGAATTAACAATAGATCCTTTATACCTTTGAGAGGCACATATGTTTAAGTAATCAACAAAAACAATATCAGGTTTAATACTTTTCTTCAAAGCAAGTTCTTGAAGTAGTGCTTTGAAATGACCTACATGTGCTGATGCAGTAGGATACTCTTTAATAATAAGTTTACCTTGTGTCTTCTTAGCAAGTTTCTGTATCTTTTTCTCAAACATCATTCTTGGTAAATCTGCCAACTTCTGAATATTAACATTCAATAAGTTAGCGTCGATACGTTCTGCAATCTTCTCTTCAGCCATCTCCAACGTAATATAAAGAACGTTCTTGCCTTGGAGTAAAGCACTAGCAGCGACATGACACATAAAGAGAGACTTACCCACACCAGTACCTGCAAGAGCAACGTTGAGAGTTTTATTAGGAAGTCCACCCTTTGTAATCTTGTTGAAGAATTCCAAGTCGAAAGGAATTTTGTCCTCACGCTTATGGTAGAAATCGTATCTTTCTTGTGCATCGATGACATAATCATGTCCGATATGTGAATCAAAAGAGACTCCTAATGCTTCACTTAGAATCTGTGGAATTGCTCCCTTATCTCTCTTTTCATCCTGACCGTCTGCAATCTTAACTGATTCCATAAGCGATAGATAAATCGCTCTCTCTTGACACCACTTCTCCGTCGTGTCAACAAGCCAATCCAAGTCTGCTTTCTCATCTGTCAATCCATTTAAAGTTTCAATAACATCTTTAAATTGTTCTTCAGATAAATCAGTACGTTCTTGACATTCAATACCTAATGCATTTAAAGAAGGAGGGGAACCATAATTAGTTATGTACTCATGCGTCTCAAGGTATACTATTTTATTTGATCTGGCAGTAAAATATTCTGACTTTAAAAAAGGTAAGACTTTACGTACATACTTTTCATTAAAGACTAAGTTACTTAGAATAGTAGATTCTAGATTCATACGTAGTGGAGATAGGTTCCAACAATATATTTTTTATCCCCTATAGGAGGAAGACCTGAATGTCTATACATCCATGTAGCAGGGAACAGAAGTATTCTACCACATTCTGGCTTAACTGCATAGTCTAATTTAGGAAAGTTTGTCTCTCCACCACTAGGAACAGTATTAAGATATACAAAAGCAACTAAGAAACGACGAGCAGAATCATAGTTCTGAACATCGACATGATCTTTAAACTGATCATAATCATTATCCCTATACATCTTCATACGATGCTGTTCAAAAGCATAGTTAGCAGGAAAATCAGGACCAAGGTCTAGATCTTCCATATAAAGTTCTACAGCATCAATAAGAGTATTACCTAATCTAGTTTGAATACCCATCCAGAGAGGATCTTTTGCAATAAACCTCTGAGATATATTATATTCATAAAACGATGGTCTTTGCTCTCTATCGAGATAGGTTGGATTTGATTTATTAAACGCTTCGATAATAGACTTGCAAAAACGTTCATCTAATAAACCATCATAACATCTAATATAATCCTTAAGTTCAGTTGCCATAACTGAACTCCTTCTTGGCACATTCATCTAGTGCTTGCATTACTTCCGTCGTAAAATAATCTTTAGGATTTTCGAGAATTGCTTTTGGATAAACTTTCTTCTCTCCAATCTCATATCGGTTTCCAACTTTCGTAAAGACTCCATATTTTTCTCCCAATTCGAGGAGTCCGTAATAGGGGTCCAATCCTTTGTCATAGAACAACCTCGTCTCTACGATTGAATTTTCCTTTGTCAAACGTGACTTAGCTGCCTTTGCCTTAATAATATTTCCGATGACTTCTTTGCCATCTTTTTCTTTCTTTTTTGAGAGGTATATGATAGTACTAGCAGCATACTTAAGGCCACTACCCCCGCCCATTTCCTTAGTAGGAATATACGCACCAACAACGTCATAGGTATGATTAGTTACAAGCATAGGAACATTTGCTTTTCCTAGTTTAAGAGTTAGGACTCTAAAAATAGACTTAACAACCTGTGCTCTAGTCATGTCACGGGTGTCTTTACCTGCCTCAGTATCTTCTACCTCTTTACTGGTAGATAACATACCAAGAGAATCAAGAACAAACATTAAAGGTTGTCTCGACGAAGGAAGTTGCTCTAGATACTTATCTAAAATTCTAATAGATTGAGTTCTAAATTCTTGTACTGTAGTAACAGGAACAATCAACATACGTTGAGAATCAATACCTCGATCCTCAATCATATCTTTACTTATTGCAGATTCTGACTCAAAAAATATGACACCAGCATCGGGATTAGACTCAAGGAAATGCTGGACAACGCCAAGACAAAAATAAGTCTTGCCAGTACTTGACTCTCCAGCGAGAGCAGTGATTTTGTTTCCTGGGATGCCTCCATATATTGACCCAGATACAAGAGCATTAAAAATATGGCTACCAGTGTCGATAAAACCGCTTGTATCACCAGCTGCCACTCCATCTGAGACCAGACTAGCATATTCATTATCAATCTCCTTAACTATATCCTTTAAGAAACTCATGGTGTTCTTTCAATTAATTTTGTAATGTAATTAGATCGCTTCAAGGCTCTTTCAAACCATGTAGCTTCATCTTTATCAAAGAATTCTTTCTCCTCTGGCATAGCACCAGCACCAAAAGCCTTCTTATACTCTACGATGTATGTGGTCATCCGAATAGGAACTCCAAACTAGCAACTTTTTCTGGCTTCCATCCGATCTTGTCCATAATCACTCTAATAGGCTCAAGAAAACTCTTCCCAAATTGTACATCATAATCTATGTACTTGTCAAGTGCAAATTCTTTAGGAAGAGTCTGTAAATATGATATAACATTTTCCCCTATCTTGTTAGGTGTCTTAAGATAAATGAATTTAATCTTCTCACCATCTTGTATTAAGGGATACTTATGTGTCAATTTATTTTTCTTATTGTAATGATTAAACAGCAAAGCACCCCGAACATGAATCGGTGTGCCTTTACTATAAATGGTCGATGGATTCGCCCACTTATTTATCCCATTACATCCTCTAGGAAATGAAATATCTTCGATGGGCAATCTCTGAAACTCATCTCTAAAAGATGCAATAAATTCCTGTGCTGCCTCTTCATCCTCATTCATTATAACTTTTAAACACTCTTTAATCTTGTCTCTACAAGCACCAGGTGTAGAAGATTTAACTGCTTCTATACCCATAACCTTTAGTTTAGGTTCAGCATATTGTACACCTTCACTATTCCATACGTTAAGAATGTATCGCTTCTTGGCAGTCCATATACCTTTGTTAGCGATATTCTCACGTTTCATAATCATTTTTTGATCGTAGGCGGAAACGTACTTGGCCAACGCTTCATAAGAACTCTCAATATAAGGCTCAAATTTAGTTTGACACACCTTGTCAAGGAACCTGACAACGCTCTCATCAGTTTTCTCTCTCCCCTTGTATACACTTTGTACCAAAGGACCAAGGTTAAGGTAAATACTATCGGTATCACTAGCAATAACATAATCTTCTCCATCAGTTTTTAATATCTTGTTAAGATATTGATTCATTTTATTCTCAATCCACCGTATCGATACCTGCCCACTAAGAGTAATTGCCTCAGCGTTAGCCAAGTTATAAT